CAGCATCAGGTGGTAACACTCGACGTTGGCGACATTGAAGACGCACTCACAACCTTACGCGATGCTGGGGCAATCAGGGTGGAAACGAATGGACACTCTGACACTGCCCTGGACGCACTATATCCCACACAAGCCGACATCTAAGCAACTCGCTTTCCTGTTACTCGATAACTCTGAAGCGTTGTATGGCGGGGCGGCTGGCGGCGGGAAGTCTGACGCGCTATTGATGGCGGCGTTGCAGTATGTTGACGATCCGCAATATTCTGCATTGCTTCTTCGTCGATCCTATGCGGATCTAGCTTTACCAGGCGCACTTATGGATCGGGCAAAAGAATGGCTGATGCCCACAGATGCACGATGGAAAGAGTCGTCGAAGACGTGGACATTCCCCAGCGGCGCGACGTTGTCCTTCGGCTACCTTGAGCATATGGGCGACGAGTATCGCTACCAATCGACAGAGTTCGCCTTCATCGGCTTCGACGAGCTAACACAATTTGAGGAGAAGCAGTACCGATATATGTTCTCGCGTCTGCGACGACTAGCTGATTCGTCTGTCCCTCTGCGTATGCGTACAGCGAGCAATCCAGGCGGCATCGGACATGAGTGGGTGAGAAGTCGTTTCATCGACGAAGACCCGCTTAAATCGCGTCGTGTGTTCATCTCAGCGCGTCTGCCAGATAATCCGTACCTCGACCAAGAAGCATACATCGACTCACTGAATCAACTTGACCCCGTCACACGTCGACAGCTATTGCAGGGCGACTGGACAGCACGACAGCCAGGCAATCTCTTTCAGCGCGAATGGTTCGATGTTGTCGAAGATGTACCAGTGTTCATCAATCGCAGTGTTAGATACTGGGACTTAGCGGCGACTCCGAAACGCCCAGGCTCTGATCCAGACTTCACTGCAGGCGTTCGCATGGACTACGCGACAGACGGCTTGTTCTACGTCGTCGACGTGCAACGCATGAGAGGCACACCCGCAGACGTTGAGAAGCGGATCGCGCAAACTGCCGCTATCGACGGGCAATCGACGCAGATAGTTATCGAGCAAGAGCCGGGGGCATCTGGGGTGAACACCATCTATAACTACGTCACGCGAGTCTTGCCCGAATACACCGTCAGAGGACAGCGAGCAACAGGATCGAAGTTAGAACGTGCTGGCCCCGTAAGCAGTCAAGCAGAAGTCGGCAACGTGCGCTTGCTTCGCGGCCCGTGGATCAGCGAGTTCCTAGACGAGCTTGAAGCGTTTCCGTATGGGGGACACGACGACCAAGTCGATGCATTGTCAGGTTCGATGATGCGCCTGCGTAGCGGGCAACATGCAGAGCCACAGGTACATCATCTAGTAGGGTCGCGCCGAATGACCCTTGCAGAGAATCCGTTGGGACTCGATCCTGACAATCCAATCTATTGGGACGCAAGATAAGGAGAGGGACATGGCAACAGACATCGTCAAGGCATTGAACAAAGAAGAAGCGCAAGAGCTAACAACGCGGATCAAGACAAACGTCGAGAGCCTCTGGCATCTGCTAACCGAAGCGCGTGAGCGTCGCGCATGGGAAGCGTTGAACTATGCTTCGTGGGCTGAGTATGTGCGGGCAGAGTTCAACATGGATCGTTCTCGTTCGTATCAGTTACTGAATCACGGGGCAGTCATACATCAACTAGCAGAAGCCGCTGGGCTGTCTACAAATGTAGACACGCCCGTTATCTCCGAAGGACAGACCCGCACGATTACCCCAGAGAAACTTCCGCAAGTTGTTGCTGAAGTGCGACAAGCTGTCGAGACAGGAACCCCGCCTGTCGAAGCGATCCGCGAAACTGTCAGCGATTTTTACCAAGCAGAACGAAAGGCGGCAGTAGACCGTGCCGCATTTGAAGCCTACGAAGACCCGTCCCGCCCATTAGGACGCGTTAATGAGTCCATCGAAGCACTGGTGCAGAAGTGGGAACTGAAAGCAATCGCGCCAGCGATGATACGAATCCATAACAAGCATGATGTCGAGATTGCGATTGAGCGTTTATCTAAGAACATCGAATCATTGAGAGAACTCAAAGAGGTAATGATGGGTAGTCTAGCGAGAGAGGTTTTATCGTGAGCAAGTCTGATTATCAATGGTTCCGAGATTTAATTGCGGCGGACAGGCACCGCCGCAAACTTCGCAAGATGCGCAAGTCTGATATTCAAAACAACTTGTATGACATACCCGCCGTTCATCGTGAGTTACAAGATATTTCTGAACACAATCCAGCGATGGGAAAGATGTTCTGGCAGAAGCTCGTACCGATGATGATTGGAGAAGAATTGGCCCGCCCGACCTACTCTGTCTACTATCCCAATTCCGAGAAGGTCTTCGTCAAGATTCGCATGTACCCAGCTTTTATGTGGGGTGGAGATTGGCACTATCAGCACCGCTGGGGAATGGAGGCCGCTGAAGCGGAGCAAGTCTACTATACCCGACAAAAGAATCGTCAGGCTGTGGGCAGGCACGAACACTTCGAAGAAATGTTCGCGAACTTCTTGAAAGCCCACGGCGGCACTGGACAAAACATACTTATGGACGAAGTCATGTCCGACCTTTTGCGTAAGCATCCCGAGTATGACTTGGTTTAACTAGGAGACGATGATGGTTCTTCGTGCCAACGGGATCGATCCCGTGACAGAGTCCATGATGCAGTGGATTCAGCAACAAGCAGACAACAGGCGTGACGACTACGACATCGCCCGTCGCTACTATCACGGCGAACACGACACCGCATTGACGGATCGTCTGAAGAAGTTCCTGCCGCCGCGTCTGATGTTTCGCGACAACTTCATGAACGTCGTCGTCGACTCGCTTGCTGAACGTCTTACCCTCATTGGCTTTCACTCAGACAGCGACGCGCTCGCAGAATGGTCATGGGACTTATGGCAGAAGAACCGCATGGACTATACGCAAGTTGTGATCCACACAGAGACAGTGATGCTGGGCGACTCATACATCTTGTGCGACTGGGACGCAGAACATGAGCGACCCCGATTCACGCATCAGATGCCAGAGATGATTCTGCCTCATTACAACGAGACGACGCGCAAGATTGATTGGCTGTCAAAGAAGTGGATTCAGCACGGGCGCATAGGAGACGATCCGGAAACACGTCTCAACATCTACCACCCGGATCGGGTCGAGAAGTTCGTCGCACGAGGCGGCGTCTGGGCGCGACATCAAGACGAGCTTGACGAAGAATGGCCCGTCCCCTGGCGGGATCGTAGCGGACAACCCTTGGGGATTCCTTTCGTGCATTTCCGCAATCGTCCGATGGGTGAAGACTTCGGTCAGTCGGAGATTCTTAATGTCGTTCCGATGCAGGATCTGCTAAACAAAACCCTTATCGACTTGACGATGATTCTTGACACTCTTGCGTTCCCGCAACGCTACACGTTGAACGTCAATCACGGAGCGAGTCGCTTAGACATCATGCCGGGGAGCGTCGCAGAGTTCCACAGTGAGTATGACGGCGGATCAGTCGGTCAGTGGAACGCCGCAAGCGTCGACGGGCCGCTACGGGCATTGGAGTCGCTTGTTCAGCACATAGCAGGCACGACTCGCACACCTCAGCACCTCTTTCAGATAATGGGAGGCGCACCCAGCGGCGAAGCTCTGAAGACAGCCGAATCAGGACTGGTGAATAAGGCGAAGCAACGCATGGTGAACTTCGGCAATGCGTGGGAAGACTGCATGTCGCTGGCGTTGAAGATTCAGACAGCATACGGATCAGCACTTGCTGGACTTGCGGCAAAGCCCGACGAAGCAACTGTCGAATCGACGTGGGACGATCCCGAAACGCGCAACGAGCAAGCGCACATGGAAGCACTGAAATCGAAAGCAGAGCTAGGCGTGTCGAAGCATCAGATATGGCGAGAGCTAGGCTACGACCAAGAACAGATTGAACAGATGGACACAGACGGCGCGCAAGAGCGAGCGAACGAGACGAACATTGGCGCAGAGATACTCCGCAACTTCAACGCTGGTGAGATTTAATGCCCCCACCCGAAGCACAACAATCGGTGGAGAACTTCGCACGTCTTCTAGCCGCTCAAGACAGAGCCGCATCCGCTCAAGTAGTTCGTGCATATGCGCCAGTCTATCGACGACTTCAACAAGACACGATTGCGCTTGTTCGACTCGCACAGACAGAAGGACTGAAGCCCTGGCAAGTCATGCGTCTAAAGCGACTTAGAGAC